TCGGGCTAAGGTCATTATGGCTTCGATTTCCCAGCCGGAAAGCTCTAGGCCAGTAACCCTCATATAACTCTCAAGCTCTGGGTAGGAATGTTCTTTTAGCGAGATGTAGGCTTCCCAACAATCTGAATGATTTGCCGAAAGCTCAGGAGCATTTTTTAGCTCCCTTGGCGTCTCGCCCCTGCTCTTCTCTACCTGTTTTAGAGCCTCATATCGGCTGATCTTTGAACCTTCTGCGTATCCGTTGATCCAATACGCCCAACGGCCATACCTTACAAATTCATCAATCAGCCGTCCGTAAAATTTGCTCGGTCGGTCAGGAACTCAAGAAGCTGATTCACTACGGATGGAGAGGAGCTATAAAGCTCTACTGCATTCTCTTTTGTGAATGGATATTCCTGACCGTCTTTTGTAAGACCACGCCAAGAGATTGTTGCATCCACAAGAGCATCGACATCCATCTTGTCATAGTCCAGATCATCCATTTTCCCTGCGGCCTTTGCCTCAAGGATTTTGGTCGTCTGCTTCTTCTTTAGCGCTCTCCACTCTTTAGAGTCTGCTCCACGGATCGTGATAAATACGTCCGTGGGAGAGCCGTCAACTGGTGACAAGATATTGCACTCCGCCCCTGCGGAATGCGCTGTAGCGGTACTCAGCCTGTTGAGTTCCATGAGTCTCCTTATGCGTCGGTACGGGTAATAACCAACTGAGATGCGTCAGAAGAGGAGTACAGAGCTACGAATTCCATAGCCACAGTAACTGCGCCCTCACCAGATACATCCGGCTGGCCTGAGTTGTACTTCACGTTCGGAATGTCGATTTCATAGCTATTGCCATCAACATCCGTCAGGGTCAGAACAATGGAAGAAGAAGTTTCATTGATAAACTTCTCATACAAAGTCTTGCTGTCGAAGTAAGTCGTCAACGTGCCAGTCACACGGCTTTTGCCGATAGACGGGCGATTAGTGGTTTGGCTTCCTACTGAGAATAAAGGCTCAAGTCCATTTTCCAGACTCATTTCGATGCTAGTCACAGTGGCGATTGAAGAGCCGCCTTCCGTGATAGAGCCAGTGAAAGAGTCAAACGGAGAATTGCCTACATCAGAGGAATAGGTGCTAGATGCGACAGCAGATGTCGCAAGCGCCAGATCCTTACCGACAACACCAAAAGTAGCAGTAACCATCGCATTAGGACTTACGGACAGCGACATGGTGTTGAATTCACAGCCTGTGTAGCGATGGTATTCAGGAGTAGCCAAGTCTGCGAACTTACGCTCAAGCGTATAGCTGCGACGGGTCGTGCCAGTCTTCAGCACGTCGGTTGACCAAGTTCCGCACATGACTGCTTCAAGGATCGTGTCAAACGCTTCGTATTCGAGTTCAGCGTTGACTTCTCCGCCGATGGTCTTATTGCCATGACGGAAGTCCTCTACCTGACGATCACCACGCAGCTTTTCGGATTCAATGGCATCTTTCGTCAGAGCCAGATTCGTTCCGGTATGCGGGATCGGAGTCCAAGTCGGAGTTGATGGGGTAGTTCCGTAGGTGGATTCAGCTACGAAATGCAGGGAATGTTGTGCGCCGTTTGCAATAGCCATTTTGTTTACCTCGCAGGCGTAAATGTTTGCCAAGAAATAGAGACAGGCACAAATACCCAAGCCTCATCCTGAATCATAGGGCCAATGGAAACTGACCTTACTCTTACATTGACCCCATTATAAGAGCAAACTGTGCCTCTGCTGAAATGATCGGCAATCGAATCAGGAAGTGTTGAACGGCCAGTTCCGGCCTTATAAACCACATCAACCTGATAGATCCCGAAAGAATCATCTAGCCCTGTATCGCCCAAACCTGCCTGAGTTGTATCACCCGGCAAAAACAGTGGGCGCAAGTAAGATGTGCCGACTGAAGGCTCGTAAGGAATATTTGGCCAAGCAACAGGAGGAGAGCTAGTCAGCGTAGAAAGCTGGTTATCCAGCGCACCCTGAATATCGTTGAAATAGGTACTCACTAGCCCCTACTCCTCAGTCTAGTAAATGGAACCTCAAGTTCTCTTGCGGTTCTAGCTACGTTAAGACGCAAGAATCCGTTAGGAGCCTGACGAGACCAGCCTTCATATTCCAGTCTTACGCCATAAGGCTGGTTGTTCCGCAAATACCAAGTATCTCCGGGCTTGAGCTTCTCCAGAGAAGTCCTGACTAGCGCTTTTGCCCTAGACCCAGACTTATCCACGGTGTCTTTCTTGCTTGTAACTGGGTTATTCACAGACGGAATCCAATTATTCTTGAATCTGCCTGTGTCGACAGGGCTTTGGTCAATGATCCTATCGGACATCATCATCAAGCCTGTGCGCACCTGTTCAATTAGAAGATTCGACATATTCAATGTCGCATCATTCATTTGTTCGGTGAAGCTGCTCATTTCCGTATCTGCAAGTTGCAAGCCACAGCAGTATCTCCGGGCTGGATATTGGAAATGTTGACGATACGGTAGGTATCGCCATTCAGAGACACGGAGTCACCAATTTCGTATGTGTGGCCTTCAGCTAGAAGCCTACGGTCTCCAGCCTGAATGGTTCCTTCTGCTCTTTCCCGATCCGTATAGTCAAACGCACAGGCATACTTGGTGTACGTGCTACTTGATGTCGTAGCAGTGCCTGTGTCTGGATCGTAAGTAGAGTTTGCAGTGCGAGTGAAGGTGAGCTGCTGTCCGAACTTGGATAGCAGGCTAGAAGCCGTAGATTTGACTCCTAGATAGTTGTAGCTCACATCCGACTCACTGCGCCAGCCGGAACAGTCAACCTGTTCAGGGCGTATGTCAGGGCTGGGGTGATTGTGCGATTCTCGCTATTAGCAGCGTAAGTAATCGAAATATCACCAACAGTTTCGCTGATCGTGCGTCGATCTTGCGTATTTAGCTGAGAGTTGCCCTGAATTTGTGCAACTGTAGCCTCGTAAATTGCAACTTTGACTTCTTTAGGGATCTCGGTTGAGTCCACATAGTATCCGTCAATCAGTGCTTCCACACGAGGCCATTGGAGAGGCTGGGTTTCATTGGTTTTCCACCCAATAAAGTGCAACCGCTCAAAGTAATCGGTAGCGCGGAGAATGTTTTGCTCCAGCGTGTAATCAGTGCCGTAGTCAATACCACGGCTATCGGCCCAAGTCTTGAACTCAGCGAGAGTGATATAGGAATTTGCTCCGGTTACGAGGGAGCCATCTTCTACGACAAGTGCCATTTCAGTCCCCTAGAGGAAAGGCCCCCCGAAGGGGGCCGTATCCATTAGCCGAGCAGGATTGCGATGTGTTCCGGCTTCCAAGCCTTCACACCCCAAGATGCCGCAACTTCGATCATGGACTTGCGATAACCCTTGTACATACGGATTTCGAAGACCAGACCAGAGAACGGATCTTGGACAATCATTGCATCGTCAGCAGCATCACCACCAGCAGGTACAGCCGGAGCGCGCATAGCGATTTCCAGCGCAGTGCGGTGGAAGGCTACGTTTGCAGCGTAGCTACCGCCAACAGTCATTTCAACGGTATCAGCCAGCGCAGCGCGCAGACCCGGAGCGTTGATGATGATGTTGCCAGAAGCAGCAGCCAAACCAGTGTTGACAACGTACTTGTTGGTGTCACCAGCGAAGGTAACAACATCACCAGCAAGAACAGTGCCGCCGTCGCCGCCATCCAGAGCGATGGTGGTTTCACCAGCAGCTTCGCCGCCAGCAGCATCCAGACCAGTAGCAGTACCCTTAGTGTGGGACTGAACCTGAGCGGATTCCTTAACCATCAAGCCCTGAAGGTCAAGCAGAGTACCAGCGCGGAGCAACTGGGAACCGCCAGCTTCGTTAGCCTTCTGCAACTGAGCCAACTGACGCAAGTTAGTGCCAGCCAGAGTGTTCAGTACCAGAGAAGCCTGACCGTCGTTGGTCGGCATGCCGTTGTCCACCAGAATCTGACGGATTTCAGCAACTTCAGCGAAGTTATTGGCAAACGGAGTAGTACCAGCAGTACCAAATGCGCGAGATGCGTTCTTGTACGCTTCTTCCGCAAGGTCAGCTTCCATTTCGTTAACCAGAGTACGCATAGCCTGCTTGATCTGGTCGCCGTAAACGGTTTCAAAACCGATACCGTTGTTCAGGTGGAGGATGTCTTCACCAGTGTACGGAATCTGTACAGCACGAGCATTAGAGATGCTCAGAGTCTTGCTATCAACCGTCTGGTCAGTGCCTTCCGGAATCGTCATTGCCTCAGAGACATTGACTGCGGTAGCAGCGCGGGTGAAAGAAGCACGAACAGTATCGCCCTTAGCGGCGCGTTCAGAACCGTTCGCGTTGATGGTCGCAGAAGGCACGAAGCCTACGAGTTCTCGACCGACAACATCAGCAGCCTTGTAGATGTCGGCGGCGAGATTGGTCAATACATTAGCCATGATAAGCCCCTTGTGTTAATCAATCGTCAATTACCTTACCGCCTTCTTTGATGAATTGGGCGCGTTGTCCTTGCGCCAATGCCTCAAAGTCCGAGCGGCTGATTTCCTTTCGCCCACCATCGGCCCCGCCAGATGAACGTGCGGCCCCGCCGCCATTTGCCTGACTCCCATCCACCAAAAACGGAAAATCCGTCTTGATCTTGTTCGCCAGATCATCGAGTGTAGATACGGTTGCATTACCTGAATCATCTACAACTCGAATATTGTCATCAACAATCGTTAGCCTCTGGCTAATTTGTTGTTCCAATAATTTTGCCCTAGCAGTATCTTTTGTCAATCCCGCTGCAATTTTGGCGGCAGTTCCAAAAATAGTCTGCTGTTTAATATTTCCGTTTAGCTCATCTAATTGCTTCTTCAGTCTGTCGGCCTCGGCCTGCTGAGATTCAAAAAGATGCTTGTAGTCGTTGTTCGCCTTGGCCTTCTCTTCGGCTTCTTTGCGAGCGCGTTCTTCGGCGGCTTCTCGCTCTGCCTGAACCTTTTTCTTCTCGGCCAGCAATTCATCATTTTTGGCCTTCAGACCTGAAACCGTAGTTTCAATCTGAGTTTTTACATAATCCTCAACGCCTGAGCTGATCTTGCCCTTGATTTCGTCATCCAGTTCTAAGTCTTTAAGAAATTCCATGCTTCACCTCTGGTTTTGCACGTTGCGGCTCTGCCGCGTTAAATCCCCGCACGTTCAAACGCTAAGGGTTCCAGTCGTCTCAATTCGTCAAGAGTTAGGGTTCTCCCCGCGTCATCAACGAATCGACCGATGCTGAGACGGCCTTCCCGGAACAACCTAGCCCGAGATGGCCCTAAAACTTCTGTCTGGAATGACGATGGTTGTCGTCTAAACCAAGCCTCGTAAGTGGTGTCCTCCCCGATCTGCTGAAGACCCTCAGCGCCTCTAGCGGGACGAGTGCCTTTCTGTTCGTCAGGGATGGCGAATTGTTCAGCAATCACAGGGACAATCGAGCTTCGGCAGCCATAGTGGGCCGGAGGCAAGGGAGATTCAGGCGCAAATGGGTAGACTTTTCCATCCCTACCCATGCAAAGAAGGGAAGTCCGCGAGTCGAGTACGCTTACCCATTCATATCCTGTAAATACGTTTTGATTTTCACGCATGACCACATTTCTAGCTTGTATAGAAACATGATTGATTCCTGTTCTAATTATAGACTTATATTGTGATTTTGTCAGGTCTCCTAAACTATTTACCGCATTCACCAGTTCTTTCATGCCCGATCTAATGGTGGCTGCGTCTCTTACCGTCTGAATGACCTGATTGGTCTTATTTTGCCGGAAGCGCTGTAGGAGCGATCTAAGCGTGAAAAGCTGCCCTACACCAACCGACATAAGGCTGGACAGGATCATGCTCTCTAGTGCTGCCGTAGAGGCAGACTGTAGAGGCTCTGATACGTTTTCTTGCAGCATTCTTTGTGAGAATTCACTCTCGTAAGTGGCGAATGCTAGAAAATCAGACATCAACTTGTTTTCGGCCTCTTCGTGAAGGCGGTCAGATGTCTCTCTGAGTTCAACCAATAAGATCTCAAGTCTTGCCTGAGAGTAGGAGGTGATGTCCTCGGCCTCTAGTGCCTCAACGATTTGTGCAATAAATGCGTCGACTTCCTCGGCTACCTCGGCCTGTCGGCCATCTGCATAGCGTTGGACGAAGATTTGATGCCGGGTGATGGCATCTATTAAGTCACTTACCATTTAAC